TAATTAAGGACTTCTGGAAGGAAAGATGTGCCGAAGCCTAACAGGCTTCCAAGTAATGCCATCATACGGATACCCCCATATCTCTCATAGCAAGTTGTTTTCCCATATTGTACTGCTGCTGCTGCATGTAAGGACGTAGCGCCATCAAGCCACCCATGTTCATGGTGGTCACAGGCCGTTGCTGCTCCATGAGATAACGCAAGTGAGGTGGGATGTAGTTGGGATCAGCGGTTGGATCTTCTTCACCTGTCGCGGCAGTGGCTTGTGTTGCTTGGGTGCCACCTCGCTCATTCACACGATCACCGTAGAGAAATTGATCTTGTTTTAAACGTGCAGCGGTGTTTTCTGTGCCTCGCACATATCTTTGCGCTTGGTCTGGGCTAAATCCTTGATCCATAAACTTCTGTATTTTCTCATTAGGATCACTTATAAAAGCGCCTCCGCTTGCAATGTTTGCAAGTCCCATACCTGCAGCTTCTCTCATACCTGCATAGTTATTACCCATCTGCTGAATACCTGTGGCAGTACCATCAGGGCCAACCCCTGCAAGCATTGGAAAGAATCCCCCAGATCCAGCCATTCCTCTTTGTCTAGGTGGTCCTACTTCCGCTAAACTTGGAGTTTGCCTTGGCTGCATCCCATAATTATACATAGGGTTTTTGGTAGGATCAGTATACCGCGCAGCATTCTTCATACCCAACATACGCATTACAGGGTTTTCATTTGTGCCGTATATAGAGGTGTCAGTTAGCCCCTTTTCCCTTAACCCACGACTATGCGCCGCTTGAGCCGAAGTATGCTGCGCACGGCTACCACGATTACCCGCCATAGCCTCATGTTCTTCGTAAAGACTTTCAAAAGGACCAGAATATTCTGAGGCTTTCATCCCAAAAGTTGTCATTATGCTGCTCCTTTAGACCTATCGGTCTTCGCTTCTTTGTTCATCCAGATGCCGAAGCAACCTGTAAGTGCGCCCATGCACACAGATACCAGACCCGCCTGACTGGGACTTGGCATGTCGAGAGACATGAACCAATGTACAGACTGATAAGTCAGGATCGTAACCACAAGCATCATAAGCCGTGGAAAGATCTTGTAATCGTCTATTATCGTGTGTGCCATAGTGATCTCCTAAGTAGATACTGCCGCTCTTGTATCAACACGCAGCCAGTTTGATCCATCCCCAAAAGCCACAACGGGGCTACCTGCTGCCCCGTCTGATACATATATCAGAGTTCCCGTCTCCACAGTAGGGAGTGTAGCTACAGTATATTGAGGAAGTGGAATGCCAGTGGTGTTGTTTGCAGCGGTTGCTGATTTGATCCTAAGTAATGTGTTGCTTTCGTAGGCTGTACCAACTGGATCTCCGCTTTGAGCGGATGTCGGTATTTCTATCAACACAGGCTTTGCTATAGCAGGGTTCGTTATTTGGGCGGCAAACGTAGAAAAAGCCCTAGTTATTTCTGCTAAGTACTGCTGTGAGTAAGTGGGTGGCGGTACGGGAAAGTATGGGACTGGTGCTATAGTCATCGTCTGCCATCCTGTCTTATGTCAACGCGAGGGATTCCAAGTCTCCACAAAACATCAGCATCTGTAGACTCCACCTTGAATGTAAAGCTGCGCCCTCTAATTCTTGTTTGATACTGACTCGTGTATTGATCTACAGGCGTATTCGATGTCTTTGTAATAGTATCTGTATTCGTGGTTTGTGCTGTTTGACCCGGTGCATTTTTCGCATTGAATATAAAGTTTACCGTGGTGTTGTTTACGTTTGTTTCCCTAAAATTCAAGTCAGGTATAACACGGCTTATAAAGCTAAACTGGTTACCATCAGTAATATCCATGTCGCCAGACTCTATAAATGCTGTCATAGCAGAACCATCTGCCTTGGCACCCGTTTCATGATTATACAGATAGCTATCCTCGCTAGTTGCAACTGGCACAGAGCCAATCCCTCTATCCAGCCAAGCTGTTCGACTTAACGTGCCAACGTACCAAATGTTTTCTTGATAATTAAACACAACGTATCTGTCGTTTTCTGAAGAGCTTGATGATGGATAAAACCACCAAACCTCTGCAAAAGAAACATTAGACCCAGCAACAACTTTTTCTATTTGGCTTGTATTGAAATCGTTAAACACGTAGTCCCTAACTGTGCATGGTATTCTTTGAACAGAACCAGCATAGCTATAGAATTCTGCGTTACCCATCCAATAAACAATATCATTCACAGCAACCGCAGCTTTTGGACTTGCAATCGTAATGTTTGACGAAACAAGATTAATCCCAAAAGTAAAGGGTGGCCCAATAAATTGCATGGCATACACAGCAATGTCTGTGAATACAGCTATTTGTTGCCTCGTTTCTACTGCTTGAACAATCTTAGATCCTGTATCAATTCTAAGATCCCCTGCGGTATTTGTATCTGTGGGATACCAATCTATAGGATTTTCTTGGCTTGAAAACCTAATAAGCATTGGATCTTGAGTGCCATCGCCTTGAGTATCAGAGGGCGCACCCAACCCATCTGACCCAAAAGCAATAACATGCCTGTCTCTGTCTGATAGCAAAATTTGAGCGCACCTCTGAGGAACAGATCGCGGTGTACCCGAAAGCGTTGAAAGTTCCACGCCACGCGTTCCAACGCCACTTGTTTTGTCCCAGTAAAATACCTGACCATTTCTTTCATTGAATATCAGGTCTTCTCCAAAATTATCATGCGACCATATTCTTAGACCTGTTGTGGCTGTTTGAGTACCTGTAGCAACACCTTCACCCCAGCCATTAAAGTCATCGGCACTGTCAGCATTTCCGTCTGTTAAACGAACCACAGAGCCATCAGCATGAGATGTTGCAGTTGTTCCATTATACCCTCGCGTACACCCAGTAAGGTCATTTGAACTAACCCCACCAACCAAAACGAGTTCAGTGCCGCCTATCAAAATTACATCGCTTGCTGCAATACCCGTGGCAGATGTGACGGTGATTGTAGTGTCACTATCACTAAGCGTTCCACCTTCATTAAGAGTTGTCTGCAGAGCGCCGTTATTTGTACCGCCCCAAAGTCCAGCACCCCATCCAGTACCAGAAACAGAAGAGTTAAGACCTGTGCCTATCTGATAAACACCCACAACAGATGCACCGCCGTTGCCTGTGTCACTTGAATTGGCAGCGACCAATGTCGGATTTAAGGATCCGTTTTCAGTTATACTTGATATGCTGCTTACGGTTCTTGCTTGGATCGTATATGTATTACCGTCCGCAACCGAAACAATTTGATACTCTTGATTGAGAATGTCCGCTGTAATTGCGCCACCTAAAGAAACGGCACCACTAAATGTTACAAAATCATTTTCGACAGCGCCATGATTTACGTCAGTAACTGTAATCGTTGAAGATCCATTCGTCGCGGCAAATGTCACATCCCCCGCACCAGTTGTAAGCCTAATGGGCGTAACATCATTAAATCCCGTACCCTGTTTAACGTAGTATTTTAATTGAGTGCCAACACCTAAAAAACCTTCGCCGCTAAGAGCAACCCATTCATGCAACCCACGACACGCACCAAGAAAAGAGTTTGAAGTGTTCTTTTCCCAGCCATTTAACTTTTCTGGATAACCAAATCTAAAACGTATTTTATCACAATCAACCCACCCATTACCTTCAGAAAAAGAAGTAATCTCTTTGTTTATGCCCGGTTTGAAGCGAAGATCTGTGTATGGCATGTTTAAGTCTTCATAATGTAAGCAAGTGCATAATAGGGTGGTTTGTTCTCATGGGCTGTTCCGCTACCCGTTGAGCCAGTGCTTCCACTAATTGTGTGCGTATGCGCTCCTGCACTGTCAATTGTAATTTCAGAAGAAAGTCCTTCACTATAGACAGTTTTGTTTTGATAAGAAGAGTCTCCAACTCCAGATGATTCTCTAAATGTTGCTGAAGTAGTATGCGTATGAGATCCCGCACTAGCCGTAGCTAGTGTACCCGCTCCATGTGTGTGGCTTGGAAGGTTTGCCTCAGTGAGTGTTACAGTGGACGAACCACCTGTATCATCTACAGCGTAAGTGCTACCTGCGCCAACAATAAATCTATCTCGCAAATCGGGGGTTGAGTTGTTACCATCGCAAAGAACCCAGCCCGTGGGTATCGCGGCAATTGCGCCCGACCACATAATAATTCCACCTGAAGGAACATAGTTTGTAGACGCTGTATTTATGTCAGAAGCACTAGCTGTGACCCCCGTTAAGTCCGTAGGCCCAATGCTAATGTTTGCGCTTCCATTAAAGCTTTGTCCCGCTATGGTTCGTGCGGTTTGCAAAGTTGACGCAGTAGTTGCGTTTCCTGAAAGGGCCGCAGTAATCGTACCTGCACTAAAATTCCCACTCCCGTCTTTTAAAACAATAGTTCCACTTTCGTCTGGAACAGTAACCGTTCTATCTGCTGTGGGGTCTGTGGGGGTTATAGTTGTTTCAAATGCATCGGCAGTAGCGCCCTCAAATGAAATACTACCCGCTCCACCACTAGTAACAGGTTCAAGCAATATTCTAGGAACTTTAAGGGTTTCAGTAGAGGGGTTATACTCTAGCGTTGCATTGTCAACATAAAGAGCTTCGTTTCCACCGCCTGGTCCCGTTACAAAAACAATCTCATAATCTGTATTTGTATTTCCACTTTCTGCAACAGCCACTTGAGACGCACTAGATGCATTACCTGACAAGGCGGCTGTAATTGTACCTGCGCTAAAATTCCCACTACCGTCCCTAGCTACAATCGCACTTGCCGTGTTTGCATCAGTAGCTGTTGTTGCAGAGTTAGAAACTTTGCCAGAAGTAGAAATGGTGGCGAGCTTTGTATCCACAATAGCGGCGTCTGACTTTATGTCAGCATTGACAATTGTATCTGCAGTAATCGCCGCGCTCAAAGCAACGGCCCCTGTTCCGTCAAAAGAAACGGCGGATGCCGTAACGTCCCCCGTAATGGAAAAGTTTTGCGCTGACGCTAAAGCAGTCGCCGTACCCGCATTTCCTGAAACAGTACCCGTAACGGCACCTGTAAATGTAGCATCCGTACCGTCAGTGCCACTCTCAAGAACCTTACTTGTACCGTTGCTGGCATAAACATCCCCAGTAAGATCGCCCGTGACATTGCCCGTAACGTCTCCAGTGACGTTGCCCGTGACGTTTCCAGTAACATTGCCCGTCACGTTACCTGTGACATTACCCGTAAGAGCCGCAGTAACCGTACCCGCGCTGAAGTTACCAGAGCCATCCCTTGCAACAATGGCACTAGCTGTATTGGCATCTGTTGCTGTGGTGGCAGAGTTGGCAACCTTACTGGCTGTAGAAATCGTTGCCAGCTTTGTATCGGCGATGGCGGCGCTTGCATTAATATCAGCGTCAACGATTGACCCCGCCGTTATTGCTGCACTCAGCGCCACGTTTGCGGTGCCATTGAAAGAAACAGCCGCTGCAGTTATGTCTCCTGTAATGGAAAATTCTCTAGCATTTGTAAGCTGATCCGCAGAACTTGTGTTCAATGCAGACGACAGGTTTGTAACCTTTGCCCCAGTGCCAGCACCATCACAGAAAACAATAGCACCATTCGTATTGCCAATGGTAACAGTTCCCCCGCTTCCATCGCCTTGCTGAATTACTAGGTCTTGCCCTGTGTTGTTTAGAAATGCATATACTAAAGCATGATCGTTTTGTTCTATTGTTATTGTTCTTGATGCGCTATTTGCTCCAGAAAACTCAATGCCAAAGTAGTGTCCATTCTCTACAGCAGTTGGATTATTGTCCATTGGCAGAGTAAAATTACTATCTGCCACAGTAATCTTCTTATATCCCCTGCTTGCTGCATCTAGGATATCAAGATTTGTGTTCGTACTGGTCCCCCAAGTGCCAGCTTCGTCACCTGTGGTGATGCTTTTTATGCCATTGATGTTTGAATATGAAGCCATGTTGAACCCGTCTGTAAAGTTCTATTGCACTATTTCATCTCAGAGTATACGTGCAATTTCTCTTTTAAGCAACAAGCTGTTGCCAGTTTGGATCTTGATTTGGAATAATCTGGCCCCACACTTGAACACCTGTAAGCTCAACAGTAAGCTCAAAGCTTCCAGAGAAAACACCCTGCTTAAAGGATATGTCCTGACCGCTGTATGTGAATGTACCAGAATCCAACCGCTCTGAAATAGATTTTGCTATATCTTGACCAGTAAGCGTGAAGGTGCCGCTTTCGGCAACCATGCTAAAGGCAATTTCAAAATCAATATCCTCACCAGTAAGCGCAAACGAACCCGCCTCTGCGGTCACGTTCATGGCTATGGGGAAATTAATTACCTGACCAGAGTAAGTGAAGGATCCCGCGTCAACTACTTCTGTAATGTCTTCTGTAATATTCTGTCCAGTAACCGTAAACGTGCCACTGTCCAGATCAATGTTCATTGCTTTTGTTGTGCCAATGTCTTGACCCGTCGTCTCAAAAGCAACGTCCTCTAGGGACACGTTCATTGCTATGCGGGTGCCAACATCGTTGCCTGTCAGGCTAAATGATCCAGAATCACTTTGCCTTGTGGTAGCACCCGTTACATCCTGACCCGTTAAAGCAAAGGATCCTGACTCCGCGCTTACGCTCATTACTTTGGTTAGGCCGACATCTTGACCAGAGTAAGTAAACGACCCAGAATCAACGACCTCCGTTATTACCTTAGAAATAGGTTGCCCTGTGTAAGCAAACGAACCGCTATCCAGTGAGATGTTAAGTTGAGCGGTAACGACAGCGGTTTGATCTGTTATCTCAAACGTGCCTGAGTCCAGAGGTATACTTAAAGCTATCGCGGTGCCAATGGCTTGGCCCGTGTAAGTATAGGTTGCAGATTCTGCCTCAACCACCTTACCAGTACGAAGTGTTACATCTTGCCCCGTAACAGAAAAAGAACCAGAATCCGCATCCACGTTCATAGCTGTCGTGAATGTTATGGCTTGCCCGTTTATTAAAAATTCACCCGGCAGCTTAACATTGGTAATGAGCTTTGCGGCACCTTTCATACTGAGCGTGAAAGAGCCACTATCTAAGTGAATTACAAAATCAGATGTGCCTGACGTTCCTATGGGGGCGCTGGCTATAGGGCGTTGAGTAAGCATACAAAGTATCCCTTGTTATGTTACTGCATATATATCATCTTTTTCTGTCCAAACCAAATACCCATTTTGTTCTAAAGTTTGTTTTAAATGAATGTCATCTATGTGCTTATGTTCAACTTTCAAGAAAGAAGGCTTTATCCGAAACGAATAGGCGTTGAAAATATTGTTTTCATGTCCCTCTGCATCGACCTTCATCAAGTCCACAGAGTCTACACCACTAAGCAATTTGTCTAAAGTGAGACAATCTACCGTAATCCTTTCATTAAAATTATCCTTGTTCAATGGATGATCACTTAACTTCTCACCAAGATGATTACCCGCAACAACATGGGAACACCCAGTAAGCCACGTCCCGTTGTCTCTAGCAACGGCAAATTCTATATGCCCATCATAGTCAGAAATAGCCGCTTGAACGACCCTAACATCATAGGGCAAAAACATTTCTACACACTGATCAAACAGGTGTGGAACAGGTTCCACTACTATTCCTCGCCATCCCGCTTTTGCCAAAGGCAGCAAGGTATTAAAGTTTGCCGCACCGATTTCAACAAAAAACTTACTCATTTACGTCACCGCGATAACGACTTGTCCACATTGTAAGAGAGTATTTTACCCCAGACTTCAAAGGCTCTACCTTGTGACCATGCGTCACTTGACTTGGAAACAGGATGCAATGCCCAACGGGAACATCTTTATTGGAGAAGTTTTGATGCGGGAAAATAAGCTCCGCGCCTTCATAATCATCGTTTAGTTTTACGCTGCCAGTCACCAATGAAGCATCTGTATGAAACCCTAAACTCGTCTGAGTGTCCATTGAATAACGCATTGTGAACGCATCTCGTAACCCCATGTGTTCCATAGGAGTCCATTTTTTTTCTGCTACTTTCCCTAATTGTTCCTTCCAAACCCACTCAAGTTCGTCCCATAACCCAAGTTTTCTTACTCGTATTTCTTGAGCGGGAAACTTATCGCCTTCCATATTGCCCCATCCACCAACAGCCTCAGAGGTTTGAATGATTTCTTGACACCTATCTTTACTCCAAAATGGAACCACAAGAATATCTTGCGCTACTTCCTCATAGTCTAAAGAGTTTATTGGTGGGGATTGCACCTGATGATCTTGAGATGCAGAGCTTTGAAAACCAATTTTATTTGCCAAATTCAGGAATCTTTGTTTAGCTTCAGGTCCACCATTTCCATGATATATGCAAGGGCAGCACATCCCGTTTGATACCTGTATCCCATTAAAGGAAACATCATCATCACACTGAAAAATGTAACCCTCATAATCAAGCTTTACGTTAATGTCGTCAACAGAGAGGAACCGTTTCTGAATCCATAATTGATCATCATGTTCGTCAGCAATAGCTTCGTTTAAGAATTGTTTAAGCATACCAACTTTACCTATATACAAACCGCTATTCAGATATTTGTAAGGGCTTGAAGTCATAGGAAATTGAGCGGCTAATATAGGTTGAGGCCAACAATTTCTTTCCGCTGCAAAAAGAATATCACAATCAAAACCAAAGAAACGGTCTTTAATAGTTTGCAAGTCATCAACAAACATTACATCGTAGCCATCACAGAACAAAACAATATCCTCGTCTGGAAGGCTTGTTAAATGACCACGAACAAGATTGATTTTGTGTCCCCCTCCTTCGCCTTCCATCGTGCCGCCGCCCCAAGTAACTCCGTTTCCAAGGTTAAGATAACTTACACCAAAGCGTTTTGCTGATTGCTCAAGCGCCCACATTTTTGTTTCATCTGTACCGACAGTTAATACATGCACGTTCATTGGTCCCACCTCTATTGTGCTTGGTCTATCTTCCCTTGGGATCTGACGAACCTTTTCGGGAACATAAAAGTAATTCTGTTTTCCTTTTAACTTATATGGCAACCATTCGTCTACGGGTATTATAGAATCCGAAAACCCCTCGCACAAATACCTTGCCGTATCTGGAGTAATTGCATACGCATGAGCATTGTACCAGTAACCTAGATCATTCCACCGATACCCCAGCCAAACGCTATGATATACCCTTAATTTGTCAGAAACATCTACGGGATCTATAGAGGTAAAGACCGCATCTTCTTCTAAAATAATGCCGTTAATACCTGACTCTGCAATTTTTCTCCATACGCGCAGATGACTTACAGCACACCCAAATTCTCCAATAAGTAAAGATCTGTTGTGTATTGGGTCTTTCCACGCAAGATCTGGCTTGCAGCCAGAAAGTTCAATTGCACTTTCCCAAGATAGTTGCCTAGCATCAAAAGCATCCCCATGAAGAGATATCTGATAAACTATTGCCAAGTCGGACCCTCAAACCAAGCAACAAGACTTTTTCTTATACCTCTGGTTACGGGCATGACCCTGTGACTTAAATAACTGGGAAACACCAAAACCGTACCTTTTGCACGGCTTTGACTATTTGGGCTTTCTACCTCAGAAAACTCAAAGTTTCCCCCTTCGTATTCGTGTGGTTCACTCAACTGCACAGTCACACTAAGCTTTCGATCCAAGCCATCATTGCGAACCCAATCAATATCATGGTGCCAATTATAATGGCCCCCTTCTGAAGCATGATACTCCGTATACTGGATATCTGCTTTTTTATAGACGTGTGTTTTAAAGTGGTTTTGATTTGCCTCTTCAACATATTCAAACAACATGTCCAAAATATCTTTATTGTCAGAAAGCCAAGCCACCCTGCTTGATCTTACTTCGGAACCGCCTTGGTTAAATGTTTCTGCCTTCTGTATATTTTCAGCTTTTGAAACTATTTTTGCAATTTGAAAATTACTAATTGCCCCCGACCACATTCTCCAGTTTTGTCTCATTTTTCCCACTCCCGAAAATATTTAATCTTTTACTCTACAAGCCTTAATTTCTCACCCTTATGATGTATCTGTGTTTTATAACCATTCCTCATCACAGTGGCTATAGAAGCGTGAGTTTTATCTCTTCGTTCAGAATCTACTTGCCCATAACCAACTTCACATTCTGTTCTTTGAAAAGGAATAACTTGAACTAATGGCGTACCCTGCGGAATAAAAAATTCACCATCGCCACCTGTCCATAAAAAAGGAAAATTAATGTGGTTGTAGTATTTGTCCGTCTCAACAACCCCGTCTAAAATCTTTAAACGCGTTTCCATGTGATTTAAAGGTGATGTAAACAAACAGGACACGCCTTCGGATGTTTCAATTATCCAAGGGTTATGTAGCTTGCACGTATGTTCTCCATATTTTTTATTTTGAAGAGGGTGATCTTTAATTTGCTCTATGTTGTGAAATGAAAATGCCGATCCTGTTCTACCCTTAAAATCTTCTTGCGGAATGTAATTTGGTGGAAAATCAAAATTCAAATCTCCATCTTTAGCTGTCACAAACATGTCAGCCCACATTGGTATTATATACCCCATCGAACAAGCTTCTAAAAAAGGAACACACCTTTTTACAGTTCCACTTGACGGGTGAGAAGTTGTTTGAGGGGGAATAGCTTTAAAATATGATGGCAAATGTTTATTTGCTTTCACAGGTTTTGGTATACCATCCATGAGATGGGCATCGGTAAAAAATTTAATTTGCATTTTAAAAATCTCACTCAGATACTGCGTGTTCTATTTCCGCTTGAGCTAAAGCAATTGCCGCTTCATAGTCTCTTATAACTTGATCTAAGTTTTCAAAAATATCTGGGAAATCCCCCGCCCAATCTTCTACTTCTGCAAGGCGGCGCTTATGTTTTATTTCAATATGGTCTGATTTTTCAAAGTGAACATAATGGCACCCCTCCGTCTGGAGTTGCGTTATTATTGCATTGAAAGCATTTACGGCAGCTTCTGAAAAGAAAGCGTCTTCTGTATTGCTTACTATGCTTTTTTCAGTATTTGCTTGTTGAATACAAATGCTTACAGAACCATTTGTTTCTATCGTTAGTGTTTTCATTTTCCCCACCTAAGTTTTCATAATATACGCAAGCGCATAGTATGGATTAAGAATACTAACCGCAGTTCCCGACCCTGTGGCCCCTGTGTCTCCACTTAGACCCGGAGAAGCATTACCCGTGTTTCCGCTTAGACCCGGAGAAGCAGACCCCGTGTTTCCTGATGTGTTATGTGAGTGAGCGCCAGCAGAGCTTATATTGTTTACCACATTGCCGCCGGGGTTATAGTTTAACCTATTTCGACCACTGTTTCCCGCATAACCATTTTGATATGCTGCTTGAGCAAGGTTATGACTATGCGAACCAGTATTCGAAGTAACAATGTTACCAGAACTGTGCGTATGTGATGCTACTGCAAAGTTACCCGCTCCGTGAGAGTGCGATGCTACCGCAAAATTACCCGAACCATGAGTGTGAGAAGGCAGGTTGCTCGTTGCAAGAGTTACGTTGGTTGTACCGCCCGTATCTCCGACGTCATATGTCTGACCGCTGTCAGCTTGCGCACCTATAACAAATCGCGCTCGCAAGTCAGGCGTTCCGTTTGCACCATTACAAAGAACCCAGCCGCTTGGAATGGCAGAAATTGCACCAGACCACATAACGATGATGCCAGAAGTAAGCGGCCCTGTTGGACCTGTTGGCCCCGTCGATCCAGTTGGCCCTGTCGGCCCAGTTGATCCTACCTCACCTTTTTGACCCTTCTCACCTTTTTGACCCTTCTCACCTTTTTGCCCCGTGGGGCCAGTTGGGCCTGTTGCACCTACCTCACCTTTTTGTCCTTTCTCACCTTTTTGCCCCGTGGGTCCATCTGCACCCACCTCACCTTTTTGACCCTTCTCACCTTTTTGCCCAGTAGGACCTGTGGGTCCATCTGCGCCAGTCGGACCTGTGGGACCTGTAGATCCAGTATCGCCTTTTTGGCCCTTCTCACCTTTCTGACCTTGTGGTCCAGTCGGACCCGTAGGTCCCGTAGGACCAGTGTCCCCCTTTTGGCCCTTCTCACCTTTTTGGCCTTGTGGTCCAGTAGGACCAGTAGGTCCCGTAGCACCTGTATCCCCTTTTTGACCCTTCTCACCTTTTTGGCCTGTGGGACCCGTTGCACCAGTAGCGCCCGTGTCTCCCTTTTGACCCTTCTCGCCTTTCTCACCTTTTTGACCCTGTGGGCCAGTAGGGCCTGTAGGACCCGTAGGACCAGTTGGCCCTGTAGGACCCGTTGCACCGATCTCACCCTTTTGACCCTTTTCGCCCTTCTGTCCCTTTTCGCCCTTCTGACCCTGTGGACCTGTAGGGCCTGTAGGGCCAGTGGGACCTGTGGGTCCTGTAGGTCCTGTCGGACCAACTAAAGCAGCATTGGCAATGGTTTGCTTTTCCCAACGAGCCGCAGTCGTATCATAAACAGGAATAAGGTCGGTACTTGCTGCGTCTGTATCTGTGGGAAAGTCAGTAAGAGAAGAGCCTACATTTGTGCTGTCGGTAACATCTGCACTACTCTCTATACCATCTAGCTTTGTACCATCTCCCGCGACATCCCTACCGTCTACCGTACCAGTAACCGCAAGATTACCTGTGACAGTTGCACCTGTAGCCGTGGCTTCCACCTTGGTGGTTCCCGCATTCTGTATTCTAGTGAAGTCTACAGCTACGGACACAATCGAAACGGTGGCATCCCCTGCGAGGTTAATCGCACTACCACCACTACTGCTTTCCGTTGGAGAGCGCGTTAGAGACGTAGAGGCAGACGTATAAGTACCAGTGCCGATTTCAAAATTAGCACCTTCTTCGATGACGTATTGAACAACGTCACCATTACTTACCCCTGCAGCAGCAAAGGTTTGGAAACCTGTAGCTGCACTACCTAAAACAACGGTGCCAGTCCCCGTACTGGCAGTCGTCATTTTTGCTCTATTGAAAAGCTTTGCCACGACGAACTAACCTTATGTGAGTGTCAGGATACCGTTTGCGCCTATGTCAATTGTAAACGTGTCACCATCATTAAGGGTAAGAGACGTGCCGTAGTCGTAATACCCAATTACAGGATCTGCAGGTGATGTTACAGAGTCATCATAAATAACGATGTAACGGAAAGCAGCAACCGAACCACCTGATGCAGTAAGCGTTAAGTCATTGGCAGAGAGCTTATACGTACCATTCGTCTGTGTCGATGTCACGGATTGCAGTGTACGAGAGGATAGGTTTGTGTAGCTAATTTGAGAAATGTTAGCCAGCACTCCATTTCCATCACTTACCACATTCGTACCCGCTGTTGGGTCTGTGTTCGACAAAGCCACAACCAACGTGTCTGCGTCTAAGTCCATTGCATTTGCGAGGTTCACGACAAAATCGTTTACCTTTGTAAAACTAGCCATAAGTAAACTCCTATGTTATTCTAATTACAGCAGTTGTAGCAGAAGATACGGGGAACTGAACCTCAAATGTATCATCGGAGACTACGCGATTACTTCCGAAGTCTAACACAGCCACAGCTTTATTGGAAGCGGAAGAATTATATATCAGCGCACCACGGGCGGTAAACGAAGCACTTGTCCAACTGATATTGTCGAAATCCACAAACGCAACCGTTCCTGATGATGTTGGCGCTATAGTGGTTAGTGCTTTGCCACCAGCAGTATATGCGGTGCCTGATGTGTTTGTTATCTCATTGTCTGTAGAGTAAACTGTAGTACCAGCCCCTAGTGTTGCTGAATCGCTATACAGCGCAATCTTAAAGACATGAGATGTAAAGTCGTGAACAGCCTCAAGCAATTCTTGCTTAAACGAGGTACATGTTGCTTGTGTAATAGCCATTATGCAGCATCCTCTCTATACGTGTCACTCTTAATCATTACACCAAGAGACGCCATGTTTATTAAAGCACTTTGATACCTTTGCAAATAATTTTGCAAAATGTCTGGCTCCCCCTTCATAAAAGTATACGCCTCATAAAGGGTGCCGTAAAGAAGCGCGGTTTCCGCATTGTCTCCCAGCCAAGAGGTTGTCGAAGTAACGATAGAAGGTGGGTCATAATAGTAGTGTATTTCTACACTATAGGCAGCATCTGGGGTCGGACCCAATATAAAATTCCCGTTTGAGGAAGATGTATCCCCATCAAACATACCATAATACTTTGGTAGCCCAGTAGTTGACTGACTAGGATACGCTTCTCTTATAAAGTTTACTTCTTTTTCAAGGAGATATGTGTAGTTGTTGCTGCCATCAATTACAGCCAAAGAGAAAGTAGATAAGAAGTCAGACGGTCTTCCTAGATAAGGAACACTTGCAGAGGTATTCCCAGTTGCATTCTTTCTAAGTTCAGGTATTTGAACGTCTCTATTTATCCGCTCTTCCGCTTGCTGAATAAAAACGTCAATGTTGTTTACGAAGGTTGTCTCCGTATTCTCAGTGTAATCTTTCACTGCCTGTACTAGCTGAGAATAGTTCATTTGAACTTATCCATCTTTACTAAAGTTGCCACCGCGAGTTGCCGCACCCATTCCGCGACACTTACCGCCATACTTCATTTTCTTTACCTTACCACCATAGTTCATGCCGTGGGAAGCCCCAGCCATCATACTACCATCTGGCATACGGTGCATTTTGCCGCCACCCATTTTCTTTTGTTCTTCAGGCAGCGTAAATAAGAAAGATTCACTTTTCTCTGCAGATTTATCCTTCAACTTACCTTGTGATGCGGCTTTGCCCCTGCCGTAGTCATCAAGACCGTGCGCCATAGCAGTCTTCTGCCTCAAGCGCCTCATGTCTGAATCAATTTTTTTTCTTTCTTTTTCTTTTTCAGAAAGAGGTCTGGCTTTAGGGCGCAAGCTTGTTTTAGGTGCGCCACCTTTTTTCATAGCTATAGGTTTCTTTTTCATAGTTATATCTCCTACGATATAGATATATTAACACTTCCAACTTGCGCTGTCATGTACTGAGCGTCATTCCACACAGGATTAAAGCCAAATAACCCTCTGCTCTCCTGTTCGGATGTATCTGGTCTTGGATTCTGCAGAGACTGAGGGTCAAATATTTTTACGCGCCCCAGAAAGTTTTGCGGCTGATCAGGATCCACCACATCTTTTCCGACAAGAAATCCTGTCTTCACACCATTTTTAAACTCTGGAACAAGATCTTTAAGTGGATACCTAAACCCTGTCTTGTCGCAGAACCCAAAAGCATATTTACCAGCAGCGTATGACATCACCCACCTAAAGCAAACGTATTAAAGGGAACAAACTTAATTGACGCTGTTTCTTCATCCTCACCAGCCGCCAATTGAAACTGAAACTCATATTCTTGCTTTAGTGCCGTTGCTCTCCCTGCGGATTCTGGTCTTTTCATTGAGAGGTAGTAAGCCATACCCGCAACAAGACACGGCACGAAACGTGGCGGCACAGACGTAACAGTATCGCCCACACCAGAGGAAAGACCATCTATACCTTTAAGCCTATAGTAAAATATTGTGTACGTTGTCGTACTGTCAGGCACAGGCCACAGCGTTACTTTTGTTTCCGTTGGGAGCCTTTGGACGTAGATTTGGGTCGGCCTACCTTGCGTGTTTTTGTTGGTTTGCTGGGCGTAGGTTGCAACACTGATTCTTTCGAGCGAGGTATCGACTTGGTTGGTTCCTGTTCCTGTTCGGATTTGGTGTTCGATGATGTCGATTGTGTCCGAAGGAAGGGTATACGTTGCCGTACCTGCCGTAACAGCAATCGTACCCGATTCAATAGTGAAGAGATTAAGCCCACGGTTTTGCCACTCCAATGTTAAAAGGTTAAGACTTCTACGGGCCGTTTTAAGGTCATAGCCAGTACGCATGGTGAGGCCAGCCCGTTCATATGCCTCCTCAAAAAGCTCTGGTAAATCTGGAGTTACTACTGCCATGACGCTATCCTATGTCACTACACTTCTGTGTCGTTTTGTTTTCTTTGCAACTTTTTTAGGTTGAGCCACATACTGCTTACCTGCCTTAGTGCCTTGTCGTTTTGCTCTTGTGGTAGCTGCATACTCACTATCGCTAAGAGACTTAATAGCCGAAGAAGGTAAATACCGTTCACCAGTAGCATTAGGACCTTGGGTAGACGGTTTTCCACTTTTAGTACGCCACTTTTGTTTGGTCCAAGCTTTAAGGCTTTTCTGCGACTTCTTCAGTCCCATCAGTTTTTATATCCACCCCCAGCTTCTTTATACTGCTTTGCAAGCATTTGAGCCTTTCTGGCTGACCATTGCCCAGGCTTTCCGCCTTTCCCGCCAGCTTTAATTTTCTCAAACAACCGTTTGCGCAATGATGGTTTTGTGTAGTTACCTGCCTCATTGACTCTACTTTTTGTTTTGCCACCTTTACCCATTCGAATAAGGTTGAGATCTTTCGTGTCATCACCAGTAGAAGTAAAGCCGCCGTATTTCATTTCTTCTACACCAGATATCGTTCCTTTATTCTTAGAAGCATAGAACACACGCTCACCCTTTTTAGGGCCATACTCCTTCTTCATGGAGCGCATGATTTCTTTGCCCTTATCTGTTAGCGGCATACAAACGCTCCAGTTCCAGTTTTATTGCTTGCATCTGAACAGCCATGACTTCAGTTCGCTTATCTACAGCGATCAAGGTTTCTGTCGTCCAACTAGCCCAATTATACGAAACCGCGCCCACTAGACCGATTAAAGCCGCTGCGACCCCCATCACAACCTTACTGCTCAAGATATCCATTACGAACCTTTCTTCCATTTTGGAGAGCTAGATTTAGTTTTACTAGGGGACCACTTAACACGATCAGCCCAATAAGCTGCAGACATTTTACCTTTACTAATGTTCTTCGCGTGACGAGACTTAAAGGCTTTTCGCTGCCCTACGGTCTGATTTGTCTTTACACCCTGCTGACCAAAGCGAATAGTCTTTACCTTATCACCCTCTTTAGCCACAACGATGTGTGACTTCTTTGGGTGATTAGGTGTGCGCTTGGGTTTGTTGTACCCACTAACTCCTGCGCGTTCTAACCGACTATCCTTCTTTTTCTTTTCAGCCATAGCTTACTCGTAGAATATTGTTGCAGTTACATTTGCTGGAAGTGAAACATAAACCCCATTCTTAGCCAGAATGCCATCTCCTGGTATAATAATATCGCTCATACCTTGAGACTTTTCATCCACCTCAAGAAGAACTGTTCCAGAAGCAGCAGAAGCATTATCGTAAAAAATAACATCTCCCGTTGAACCAGAAGACGTGTTTACAACAACACCCCTAAGCCTACACCTACGACCTATTAGTGTCGCAGATGTGTGAGAATGCGCAGATAATACATCATTTCCAGCCATAACTCACCTCAGTTATAAAACACCGTCATAGCAGTGATGTTAGTAAATGCAGAAACGTACACGTCACTGACACGAATACCGTCAGACGGAATATTTACTGAGTGAGAGTCAGATGCAATAAAGTCCAGATCAAGAACTGTAGAGCCACCGTTACCATCAGTAATCGTCAATCTAGGAGATCCAGTAGTTGTTAATACTTGGATCTGACGGATTCGAGCGGGGCCAACACTGAGTGACCCCGTTCCAGTAACACGTTTCGATTGTACATCAGAACGCATATCTTACTCCTATTAGCTATCAGCAAACGGAGTAGCGAGTGTGCCTGATCCTAACAATGTGCCAGTAACAAGATATTCTGCAGTTGCAATTGCTGTGACTTCCACAACAGAACCAGCAATACCACCTGTAGTGGTGCCGTTCATAGAAATAACATCGTTGCTTGCTGCAGGAGCGAAACCCCTAGCTTGAGAAGTGGCGGCGGCGGCAAGAACGAGATTGCCAACAAACTTATCTGTGCCATCTGTTTTGATATCCAAGTCAGAAGCAGTGGTGCCTACAAAGAACTTGTAGGTTGCGCCAATGGTGTCGCTGGTGATTGCTGGAAGCGTAACCGCACCGTCTGCATCATTGATTTCAATAATGCGTCCTACGTGGTCTGCATATGTGAGAGTTGTTTCTGCTGTGATTGCTACGACTGCGGTTGATCCTACAGCAGTAAATCCGCGTTCAGAACGAACGGGACCTGAAAAGGTAGTTAGACCCATTTTGATCTCCTGTCTTTGGGTGTGTCAGCCTATTGGCTGTCAGGGATAATTAAAGTATACACAGAAATTTTTAAAAAGAAAGGGGCTACCGAAGTAGCCCCTAGTTTAACAGGGAGGATGACTAATGAAATACCATCAGTCCCCCTATTGTAGCACAATTTATGCGCCGGGTGTACCAAAAACACAACGCCAGTCGGAAACACCGAAGCTGTAACGCTCACGTGCTTTAAAGCGCATGTTGCCAGTGTCAAAGTCACCTTCCATCGCAGTCTTGATGGCTGAACGGTTGAAATATTTGAAACCGTTTGGCGCATCAGTCTTGATGAAGAATGCATCAGTATCCGTCAGGAAGTGGTTTACAACCGCTCCGTCAGGAAGCATCCCCATGCTGCGCATTGCGTTGGTGTCATTGTCCGCTGTGCCCGGACGCAGATTTGAATTAAGTACACGCTCCGCGATGAACTGAAGCTCTTTCGGAATAATAAGCTTCATACCACGAACGGCAATTTTCAAACCACGTTCGTCAGTGAAACCAGCAATGTCAATTAGCATTTGCTCAAGAGAAGTCTCGTTGAGGTCTGCCGGAGTTGACAAAAGGTTGCGCTGGTTACCAGACAATGATGGGTGTGCCGAAGAACACAGAGCCGCACCATCACCAATTGCATTAGCACCCGTGTTGAACGCATTGTTCAAAATGTTGGCTGCTTTGATTTGCTTTGTCTGCGCCATAGAGCGAGCCAGAGCTTTGGTGTAACGAGATGCGAGACGATCATAAAGATTGTCCTCAATTGCTTCTTCCGTAATAGAAAACGCAAGAGCAATTGTCTCATGTGTGTAACGCGCAGTGTATGTTTCCTGTGCATCATCAAAGTTGATGGCAGCGCCTTCAGCTTTAATAGGTGCTGTGGAAAATCCACCGAGCATCACTTCCTCTTCGAATGCACGATCCGAAGATTCTTCTTCAAAGATTTCGGCATGTTCGTTTTCGTAACGATCATACTCAAGTCCGAACAAGGCGTTAAGGCCGGGTTCCAACTCTTTCGCTAATTGTGCGCGAGAGATAGCCATATTTCAGCCCTCCTTAAATGCCTGTGGACGCCGCGGTTGTTTGAGAATCAGAACTCGAACAAGGCGCGTTGTGGTGGAAGTTAAAACGAACAACATAGTTCACACCCGCTGCGTCATAGTCCAAGTTCGCAACGTCGCCCGTGAGGCCGACAACACGCATGAACAGTGTCGCAGTAGTCGCAACTGTTGAGATATCAAGCTCTGCAGTTGAACGACCGTTTGCTGTGGACCCCGAAGTTGCAGTCGCCAAAGAGGCGTTTGCAAAGATGTTCGAAAGTGCAGTAGCGCGGTCAGTTGAACTGCCGTCTGCTGCAACCATAAACAATTGATTGGGGTTGTCCGCCACGAAGGCTTTTACTGGATGGTTCGTATCAACGCTTACGTTGTTTGAACCGGGCCAATAGTTTTTCCAAGTTGGTTTACCTGTAGAACTATCAACATACTCTACGCCCATAAGGACTCCAAGTGCGGGAACTGTACCACCGTTGGCATTGCCAACAATATCAATCACCCCAGCCGCCAGAGGAATTACTGGCGAATACTGGTAAATGGCGTTTGTATTGTTAGATGCAATCTCATACTGAGTTACACCAGTGGTATTTGCTCCTGCGCCGTTAAGCCCGATAGGACGAAGACCAAAGGCAGTATCTTGGTTTGCCATTTGTTTTTCTCCTTATCAGAGCGACCCTAACTACCGTCGAGGGCCACCGAAGGTTACACGAGTCTGACGATCTGGTTTAGAAATCGTCATGGTTGAATGTTGGTTTTGAGCCATCAACTCAGAATCAACCGCTTGGACCTGATCCGCGTTACGTCGTTGATAGTACGCATTACGTTCTTCTGCAGTCTCATCTGGGATGCGAGCCAAAACTAAACCGCCTACGCCAAAAACACCTTCGTACTTACCTGAATCAACAACCGGGGCCTCAAAATCAGGATATTCGTCCTTTCGAACTAATACCCAACCTTCACGCGCTTTCGCGCTGATATTCTTGGTATCATCAAAACCACGCGTTTCTGCGCGGATCCAACGATGCCGAAATCCGTCCGGTGCAGGCGGTGCATCTAACATAGAGGGAGGAGCCCACGGCCTACGCTGCGCCGTTTTCTCTCTCGTTTCATTTGCGCGAGGAGTTCGCTTTACTGTATCTGACATGGCTTAATCCTTCACGTACTTCGCGTATGCTTCAAGCGGCACACCCAATTTCTTCGCAATTGCGACTTGGCTAGGGGTGAGTCTAACCTTCTTCCCACTGCTGCGCCCAGATGTTCTTGATACCCCAGCAACGGTCTGAGCGGGCCGTCTACTGGTGGTTTTTGCGGGCATATTAAACTTTTCGCCAATACGCCGATCAAGTTCAGTATAATACTCTTCGGTCGCTGGGTCAAACCCTTCGCTCTCAACAAGTCGTTTATGAATGCCAAAAGCCGCAAAAGTCATCGCCTCATCCTGACCAAACCAATCATTCTGAGCCGCCCACTCCTGCGCCCTCGCGTCTGGACGACGCATTTCTTGAGGTTGCTGTTGCTGTTGCTGTTGCGGTTGCTGTGCGTACTGAACCCGGCTTTGCTGTTGACGTTTTGCTTGAGACAACCGATCATTTTCAATCGCCAAAGATGCTATACGCTTGTTCGCCTCAACCGCCGCAGCCGTGTCACCAATCTCCATAGCACGGGCCAAAGCTTGCTCCGCCTGATCCATTTGGGTGGTAACCCGACTTTCGTACTCGCTAACAAAGCTGGTGTCCAAAGCGTCAAATCGTTGCCGAAGCTGATTGGACTCTTCTTGAACACTCTTTGCGTACCGTAAAGCTTCTTCTTCGCGGCGTTGCGCTTCCCGCATTTTTTTCGTCAAACGATCAATGCGCTTCTGCGTGTTGCTTTCCGCTTTCTCAAAAGCGTCCGGCTCTGAAACCTCTACGTCAGAGTCCGAAGAGTCCGAAGAACTGTCTAACTCAATTTCAGTTTCTTCAGAGTCGTCTAAATCTAGTTCAATTTGATCTTCTTTTGCCATTTCTGCCTCTAATAGTGAAGTATATCTGCAGGATCCGTTATACGAGCAAGAATTTCGTCATCATTCAAAATTCTTACTTCGCCGCCGTCTATATTAAAACGAGAACCCGCGTATCGAGCAAACATAACCCAATCGCGCTCCTCGCACCACGCGCCCTTCGGAAATTTTTCCTCGTCTTGGTACGCAAGCGGCCCTACTTTCAAAACATACCCCACCTGAGTTGAAACCTGATTTTGCTCTACAACTTGGTCGGGTAAATACAGACCGGATTCGGTCTTACCCTTGCCGCGGTAAGGCAAAATTAGAATGCGCCAACCCGTGGGTGAAGGCATCCTATCAAGTAACGTTCCATCAATGGCTTCGGGATTGAGAACTTTCGGAGCTTGATACGCGTCCGAAAGATTTTTTACCGCGTCTTCGACGCTTTTAAGGTCAACCTTAGTCAACACTGCGCTCCTGTTTATCTAGCAGGCCCTTGAGTTCCTGTTCCACGTGATTTAGGGCTTCCATGTTCCCCATAAGCTCACGATATTGCTCCATAGACTTGACGTTGCCATACTGCATCAGGTCAACAACGGCATGTCTACGTTCCCTTATAATACGAAACACCGCTTCCGCAACGTAAATTTCATCCATTTCCTTAAAAAATCCTATATTTCTGTCTTTTTATAGGAAAAGTTAAGAAAATATGCAAGAAATATTATTCGCGGATCTCGAAATGGGGACCATCTATAAAAGGACGTCTGCCTTGTGATCGGCGCAAATCAATGTAAGCGTTCATAGCCTCTTCCATCGTGCCTTCCCATTTGCGGATGTCATCAATATGCCACGCAGCACCCCACCTGATAGGCACTCCAACGATAATTGCGGCTTGTTTAATAGCATCAGCAAGATCATCATAAAGATTAAGTTCCCAAGAGGCCCGCGAATTTACAAAGGCCATAATGTCGAGAGCCTTTCCCTCAAGATGCAACGATTTCATTGTCTTGCTCGCGCCCTTTGCAACAAGCTCTTTTTGCTCATCCAAAGTTCTCAATCCTTGAATTACGCCAAAGTCTGTCTTGGTCAACGTAATCGCCTGCTTGGCTACCGCTTGCAGCCTTTCGTCAACGCCCTCTAACTTATCAAGGCTTCGTCTGCTAAGTTTAAATGTCATGGTTTCGCTTTCATATATTTACCTACGGCTCTACCCCCAAACCAAAAACTGATTATAGCGGCAAATAATCCAGATGTAGCATCGTCCCAAATCAGAGAAAGAGAGCGACCTAAGTCATTACCAGCGTCCATTAAAGCAATCAACGCCGTCACTTTGATGGCAACGAAAAGGCCAAAAAAAACGTAAGTGATGACAGGACGGACAGAACCTCTAAGTCCGTTAATAAACCAACCAGCGTCGATACTGTCATGTTTATATAAACCTTCCGTCTCTTTTATCTCCGCTTGCTTGTCCATAATGTTAAGCTGTAGTTCGTTGCGCTTCGTCATCATGTCCATCTCAAGCTGCATTCGCTCAAGATTGTGCTTATGCTCTTGCCCCGCCTTAAAATAATTCAAAACTTCTGGCAGAAACGACGTACCAAACCCTAGCAGGCTTCCTAAAAGTGTAATCATACCACAATCGTCCCGTATAAGCTCATTTTAGTATTAAGAAGAAACTCAAGCGCCCTCACCATGAGGAACACCATAAAATCCTCAACGGTTGTCATACTTTTCCTCGTGAACAACCTTTTCGGACGTGACCGTGGTCTTGGACTCCTTGCCCATCCATATGCCGAAACAGCCTGTAAGTGCACCCATGCAGACAGATACAAGCCCTGATTGTGCTACCGACGGGTCAGGAAGCGACATAAACCAGTGCACCGCCTGATAGGTCAGCACAGTAACAGCTAACATCATTAAACGAGGAAGTATTTTTAGATTATCAATGTATTTTGCAGTGACCTGTACCATTCAGACCTCCATATCTAAGACTTGTCCTTGCGGCTGTAGTTCAGTGTTTTTCGCCCCAAACCTATCATAACTGGACATTAAATCAAGTTTTTGCCGCTCAAGCACTTTTTCAAGCTTGTGCGCAAGGGCATGTTCCTTTTGCACCTGTTGCTGCGCTTGATGGTTTTCGATGCTCTCACGAGATCTCTCAACCTGTACTGCAAACGGTAAATTTCCTATTGATTCAAGCATTGGCTAACCACACAAAAACTACAAGGCCACCCACTCCAAGGATAAACACAAATATCCCCGCCATCCACTCAATAATAGTTTGCTTAATCTCCATTCTGCGGAAGTCATGCTCACGCTTTTGCTTCCGAATCTCCGCTTCTATCCGCAAAAACTCCTGCCAATGAGACGGACCAAGAATAGCAGGGTGAGATATCAATTCCCGCAACTCATCTCGCATCTTCTGCGCTTGCTTCCTCGCAAGAAAGACTTCCATAGCTTGAGCCTGAGTGCCACCGCCCAAAGCCTTGTACCAAGGCGGCTTTTCAGCCATCTTCTCAGCCTGATCAATATCCGCCATACAGTTAGCCCACTGTTGCAACTGTTGGCCCATATCCTGCAGATCTCTGCCGACACTGACACCTTTTTTCAAAAAACTATAAGCGGCCTGTGCGCCAGCTATCGCGACCCCTATTTCGATCATACCTCATAAAACCTCGCCGGGCATACATAGTCGGGTCCCACCGTGTATGCCTTATCGTACCACAGGTATTTAGGTCTGTCATACCCACAATCGTAAGCACAAACCTTATAAAGTCCAAAAGAAAACGAATGGCCCCAAAAAATGGCGACCAATACACACATCAACTAGGCGTTGACAAACCGTGAGCCGCGGAGAGCCGCACCCATACCACGCTTCTTGCCCGTAGTTACCTTCGCCTTTGCAGTGTTGGGCGTAGCAACGTCTTCCATCTGCTTGTATGGAATACGGCCCTGATCCTTAATATCCGCATACGACTGCGCCTTTTGCGCAGCACCCGGTGTATTAGTTACAATCTTTACACTTGCCATTTAAAACTCCTACTTCTTCTTTACCGCGCCGCCTTTTGCACGACCTATTTTACGTTTCATAAGGTCCCTAAACGCTTTTGATCCGCGGGCCGCGGCAATCATGCCACCCCCCGGTTTTTTGGTTTTTTTTACTAAGCCTGCCAAGGCCTTTGATCCCTCTGCGGCGTCCACAAGACCCATCGAATATTCGGACATGCTTAGAATCTTAGGTTCTTTCATCACTGACCCCTTTGCTTCAAAAGTTCACGCTGCATCGCACTGTCTATGCGAGCCGCCGTCTGAGCCTCTTGGCTCGCCAAACGCTTCTCAAATTGCTCCATACGCATCTGTTGGTTCTGAGCCTCAAGCTGCAATCGCGCCTGATCGTTCTGAGCATCCGCCTGCTCCGACTGAGCCTTGATCTGCAACTCCTGCTCTTTCAACTTTACCAACGGATCCGGCTGACCCGCACCAGATATCTGCGCACTCATCTGCTTCACTTGCTGCAAACCCTGCGCCACACCCTGTGCAACCAACGCCTGATACTGCATCTCCTGTTGCTCCGCGGGCATCGGACCAGCTTGCTGCAACTGCATCATCGCTTGCTCCTCCGCCTGCAACTTAACATGCTCCATAACGTGCTTCTGCATCGCCATCGCAACAGGCGGCATACCCCCAATCATAGGACTCGACGCAAAAACCAAATGCGCCATAATATGTGCCTGATGATTCTGACCCTGAAACGCAACCAATTGAACCATGTCCATAGCATTAATGTTCTCAGATGCAGGGTCCGTGGGCCGCGGTTCCTCGTCAGGAACCTTCTTCATTAACCGATCAACATCGCTCACACCAATCGCTTCATACATATCACGATAAATCTCGTGCATGTTATGCAACTCAGGGGCCGACGTCGCCAACTGCATCTTAGTCTGAGCCAAAGCTATCCGCTGCGCCTGACTAAACGTATTCGGATTACTTACAGGAATAATATCTACACGGTCATCAAAATCAGACGCCATCACCGACTGATCACCGCCCGCAACACTGTACGGATACTCCTGCGGCAAAAACTCACTCATCACACGGGCAAGCAACTTAAACTCAATACGCATCGCATAATGAAGCCGCTTGTGAACAGCACTCATTACACGCGTACCTTGCTCCAACATCGCTAATGTCGTACCAACCGCAGCTTGCTGATTGCCATCACCAACCTTCAAATCAGTAATCGTCGCAAACCGCTGACCCGCCTGAACCACAAAACCCAACAAATTAAACAACGTCTGGTCCGGCCCCTTAAATGGTAGCGGCATGAGGCTGTCACGAATAGCCCCACCGGGTGCATCCACGTCGCGGAACTCACCCGGCTGCAACGGATCATCGTCGTCCCTGATCCGTAGTCCGCGGGCCTTGAAACCCGCCGGGAGATTGGACAACGTACCAGCGTCGATTAATTGCCGCAGCGCCGCTGTGGCGGTCCGTGACAAACCGCCAATCGTATGGATCAATCCCAACCCATAAAAACCAAAACCCGGTAAAAACTTGTAATGCACAAAATATTGTATCTTGCGCTTTAACGGATCATCCTCGCGATAATTACGACGAATCGACAAAATCTGACCATTATCCTGCGAAATCGTCACAATATACGGTACTTTTATGCCCGTAGGCTCGCCGTCCTCATCCTCATCCTCAAACCCATCAAGATCCAAATTGGCATGAAACTCAATCAAAGTGCAGTCATAATCAACACTTCCGGGCTCAAATCCCGTAATACGGTCCAACTCACCCTGAACCTCGTCCGATTCCGCTTGCTGCGGTATAACTGGAATATCACGATATACACCCGCCAACTGTTGCTTGCGTAAATCGTTCAAATTCATCCGTATTACATGCGCAATGTTGCTGCACGTGTCCAAATCAGACGTCTCATACGGAACAACCAAATGCTCCGCAGGAACAAACTTACTGACCGCACGGCCCATTACCTCATCATAATACACCTTCTTAAACGTACTGCCCGCCAGAGGAAGATAAAACAGCATCTGGTCCATGTCAGGAGTGTAATCCTCCATAACATTCGTAATATAGTAATTCATAAACTTACGAACACGCGACGCTTGCTCCTGCTTGGACCGCGTCTCGTCGCCCATAATTGCCGTCCGAACGGGCCCCGACGACGGTAATAACTCATTAAACGCCTGCGCCTGAAACTGCGTCGCAGCTTCAGCCAAAAGCGGATGAGTCACACCAGAGGCTCCACGAAACGGTTGAGTACGCTCCTCGTAATTAAAACCAAGAAGCTCTAAACCCTCCGTGTACGCATCCTCCCACTCCTGACGACTGGCCTTGTTCGCATCAAACTCGCCCAACAACTCAGAAGAAATAGCCCCCAACTCGCGGTCATCCATAACCTCCGCCAAGTTGGCACCAAAATCCATATCATCAAAATCTTCCGACGGATCAAAGTCTACAAGAACACCACCGTCATCCTCTTCGACAATCTCAATCTCCTCGTCGCCGTCAAGCATCAAAGGAGTCTCTCGCGAATCAGGAATCTCTAACTCCAACTCCGCCTCTAAATCAGACATGTCCAATTGAGACGGAACATTCCTGTCCATTAATCCGCCAATAGGTGATCTCGCCATAGAACTCTCCTAGTAATACGACCTTACCATAACAGACTTTTCCTCATCTTGCCAATCATCTGTTGGTAATTGAATAAAATTACCCTGACGATAACGCATCAAAGCCTGCGTCATACTATCAACCAAATCGTCATACTCCCCCTCCGGAAACGCCGCAACCTCCTCAATTAACTCATCAGCCCAACTCTTGTCAGGGGCCCAAACCATACCAGCCTCAAATAACGGACTCACCGCATAAACACGACTCACCTTGTCATTACCCTTGCTCGGCGTGAAATTTACAACAGGTATCCCCGTCTGACGCATCTCATGCGTCAAAGGCAAACCACTCGCCTTCGCCTCAATAATAACCGTGTCAGGCTCCCAATACTCATACTCCTCAAAAGCCAATGCCTTCAATTCAGGAAAATCATAACGACCCTTCTTCGCATCCAACAAAATCAAATTAGGCGGACCACCCTCCTCCGGATAAAATACTCCCCACGTCGTAATCGCACTAAAGTCAGACCGCTCACGCTTCGTAAACGCCGTGTCATAACTCTGTATCACATACTGCAAATTAGGTATGTTCTCACCCTCCCAACAACGCCACCACTCCCGCGGTATAATCGCATTCTCCTCACCCGTAGGATTCTGCTGATACTGCGCATTCCACTTACTCGGCGGAATAGATGCCTTGACCGCCGTTAAATCCTCAATACTCCAAAACTCAGGCCAACACGGCTTCCCATCATCAAAAATAGCAGGTAACTCAACTACCTCCCATTGATCCGCTAAAGGATCCTTAGCCATCGCCCGTAACAACTGACCCGTCATGTCCTTCTCCGACCAACGAGTCTGAACCAAAACTATACTACCTCCCGGCTGAAGACGTTGGCGGGGACCCCCAGTATACCAATCCCAAGCATCATCAAACCCACTGTTACTCATAGCCGTCTGCTCAGAATGGGGATCGTCAATAATCACCAAATCACCACCACGACCCGCCAAGTTCGAACCAACCCCAACAGCATAATACATCCCACCACGGCTCGTGTCCCAACGACCAGACGCCTTACTGTCCACCGCCAAACGAACCTCCGGAAACACCGCCTTGTACTCATCACTGTCAATCAAATTCTTCGTCTTACGACCAAAATTAACCGCCAACTCCGTCGTGTGAGTCGCCTGAATAATCTTCATCCCCGGATTGCGACCCATCATCCAAGCAGGAAACAAAAAAGACGCAAACTCACTCTTCGTGTGCCGCGGGGCCATGTTAATAATCAAGCGTTTTAACTCGCCGCTCGCGACGCGTTGAAGCTTTTCCGCGATGATTTTGTGGTGCCTACCAGATATAAACTCAGGCCACATTGCATGTACAAAATGTAGGAAATTATTTTGCGCTAATTCGTTTTTCTCCAACTGCGCCAAACGCAACTGTAGTTTTAGCATTCGATCTTCGATTGAACCAACGGTTGCATTCATGCGGGGCCCCTATGCGACTTTATCTAAATTAACCCAAATCAATATTATTTTCTACATGATTATTTGTCAAAAACATGGCCCATGCACCCGCTGGCTCGCCACGGGGCCGCGGCGCGAAAATCGCGGATTTTGGCGCGAAAACTGCGAAATTTGACCCGATAGCCGGGGGACCCGACGCGAAATAAT